TTCTGACTTATCGTCAATCTGAGCCAACGGATTAGCTGCGGCAAGTCTGTCGGCAATAATGTCAGCGCCAGGGAAATCCATATTTCTAAAGATTAAGTCGCCAGCTTGCTTCATTAAATCAGGGTCAACTGCTAGCATGGCAGTCATAGATTCTACGGCTTCCTGTCGTTTCGAGTTATAGCCAGGACCTGTTTCCATTACGACATCATATTCGCCTACAGTTACATCATTTAACAGCTTTTCTACGCCCATATCATCAATGCTAGGTTGGTTGACAGTAACCATTTCACCTTTGCCGTCAGCGCCAATAATGCGTAAAGCTCTTTGTTTATCGTAAATTTTAGGTATCAGGTCAAGAATAATCCTGCCAGTTTGCCGAATGGAACGAGTCAAGTTGTCGTAATAGTGGAAGTTTGTCATGTCCACTTGAGCTTGCTGACCTTGAATAGCCTTGCCTGATTGATTACCTTGGGGAAGTTGGCTAGGGTCATAGATTCCTACGACTGCCATTAAATCTGAATTTAGCCCTTGTAAAGCTGTCACCATTCCAGTTGGAGGTGGCTCTGGCTGAAGTCGGGTAGGAGGAGGAGCCATTCTGCCCTCGCTGTCTGTTTGCTTATAGCGCAATACAGGCATCGATTTAATATTGGCTTGATTCCACTCATCTTCATGGCCTTCATCTTGACCTTCAGCTACTAGCCATTTAGCCTTTGGTGCTAAAGCGACTGATTCTGTAAGCGCTGTTGACCAGAAGTTATACATTCTTTGTGGGTCTTTAGCCATACGAGTAAGGCCAAACTTCTTCTTTTTGCTATCAACAATTAACTGTTGGCCATAAACAGGCACAACAGGAATGTATTTACCAGCCCAATCTGACCTTTCAAGTATTTGCATACCTGTCAGTTTTACCCATTTAACTTCTTTTTTGACTGTTTCCCTGCGACTAACTTCATAGATTCCAGCAGCTAGCATTAAGTCCTGGCTTGGCATTTCATCGGAATAAACTGTGCTGCCATCAGATAAAAGCACTAATTTGGTACGAGTATGAACGGTATAAAAGTATTCGGCTATGCGTATATCTTCCTTTGTAATCCATTCGGACTGACTGTCGCCTGTGCCTCTAGGTGTAAACCCTGCATCTGACTCAGCATCAGGATACATTTTTCTAAATACATCTTTGCTTACTACTTCAGTAATTAAGCATTTTTCGGCATCAGAGCCATCGGGTTCGCTTGAATTAGGGTCAAAATAGACCATAAAAGGATTTTCAATGCGCTTGATATAGATTTCTTGGTCAAAGCTATCAGGCTTCATATAGTCTGTAGTGACACGCCAGTAGCCCCAACCCATGCGAACAGCAAAGTCAAAGGCATTGTCATAAGCTGCATCTGCATCAGACTGCACTTCAATATGACGACATATGCCTGTAATGATTTCAGCTATTTTGGCATCAGATTGGTCATTAACGCCATGAGCTTTGATTCTTGGTCGTTGCTGTCTTTGGCTATTAGTAATCTGACGGCAATAAGCATCAATTTTATTAATCGTTAAATAGGGTCTAGATTCAAGTAATCGGCTGTTTTGTATTTCTACAGGCCATTGGTCTCCAACAGCAAACTTTAAATCGTCAAGGGCTTCTACTCGATTATTGGAGTCATTATCCGAACAGAATCGTAAAAATTCTTTCGCTTCCTCAATAATACCGTCATCAGTATTATCTTCAATATCGTTGTCGTAGATTCCCATAACTAATCCTTATATCATATTTTCAGGACATCCAACTACTTACCTGATAATTTATTTGTTTTTTCTTCACTTGCTTTGGCTCATTAATCATTAATCCAATATATCTAAAAGCATCAGCGCCATGGGAATAATTGTCATGTAATGGCTTTTGGCTAAATGTTCCTGTGTCAGGGTTAACATCATACCGATAATGCCTTAAACATTGTAGTCCTTCATGGCAATTTTCTCTATCAAAATAGCATTTAGGAAAGATTGTCCTAGCAGCGTTGATACTATCTGTTATTGGAGTTCTGTCAATAATTCTTACATTAAATCCAGCAGCCCTAACGATTTCTTCTATGCTTCTGCCATTGGCGGCCAAAGTTTTATTCTGGGCATCATGGGGCAAATACAGAATATCGTAGACATAGCCAAAGGTTTGCATCTTAGCCAGTATTTGGCTCATTGTTGTCTGTGTTGTTTCGTAGTAACGAATTAGCCTGGTCTCCATTCCTATGAACTGGATAAACCAAACTGCTGTGGCATCAGCCCATCCAATGTCAAATACAGCCATTACAGGCTTGATTGGGTCATAGGGCACTCTCGTAATTCTGCCCTCGAACTCAGCTTGTTGCATTTCTTTGGCAAAGATAGCCCCATCTACAGTTTGCCTGCAAACGCCTTCCCAAATAGTATTGTAGGCTTCTCTGTCTCTAGCGTAAAGCGCATCCTTTTCTAGCCTTAGTGTTTCAGGAAACCAAGGATTGTCTGACCAGTTGACTCGCTGGACTATGCTGTTCTCAGGTGGATTAACTACAAAACGCTTGTAGGTTTCATCGGTTTCAAGCTCAGGATTAAAGGTAATCCATATCTCAGAGCCCTCTTTACGGATAGTAGGAATCAATACATTCCAACTCATCTTGCTAGTAGTTTGAGCTTCCTCTACCCAACAAATATCGCAACCCTCATAAGACTTGATATTAGCTACATTGTTTTTTAAGCCAGCAAAGCTAAACTCTGTGCCGTTTTTGCCTCGAATGGCCGTTTGGGTTATTTCGTAGAAATCTTCCAAGCCCATTGAGAATATTTGGTCACTCAGCAGCTTGTGGACAGAGTCTTTAATACTCGTTTGAAACTCTCTAGCGCACAATATACGAGTAGGTTGCCTAGCCCCAATAATAAGCAAAGCACGAGCAACGCCCCAAGACTTAGCACCACCACGACCACCATAAAGCACTTTGTAACGAGCAGGGTCAAAAAGGATTGAGAGCTTCTCAGGAAATTCAGCCTGTGCAATGGCTTGCTGGATTGATTCATTCACTTGGTCGAACAAAAGTTACCTGTATTCCAGTTACTGCTGTGCCATCAGGATTCTCAATAGAAGTAGCCTGTAAGGGTTTGCCATCCATCCTATCCATAATCTCTTTAACTGCCCAGGCTTCTCCATCCTCTGCTGATTTAACCAATTTCTCAGCAATAGCCCTTAAACGCTTAGCATCTTGCTGAACCAAGACCTTTCTAAGCTCTCCAAAGAACAGTTTTCCCTTGGTAGCATTTTTGTTACCAATTGGTGCGCCTACAGAAGGTGTTGTGTCAATTGTCATATATTTGATTTAATTATAGTTTTAAACTACCAATTATTCAATTTCAATAGCTTGCACAGCTTCACCATCACCAGTTTGAGCAACTTCTTGAGTTGGCACTTGAGGCATAGTTTGGCTATGAATCTTATGCACTAATGGGGCACATTCTACATAAGGGTTTTTACCTACACTCATTAGAATGTAATTAACTTCTTCAAGCGTTAATTCTAAAGTAATCATTTCTTAGCCTTAGATTTGGCTTTATTAGCGGCACGAGCTTCTGAATATGCAATTGCTACTGCCTGTTTAACAGGTTTGCCACTTTTTACCTCGGTGGCTATATTTTTCTTAAACGCTGCTGGTTTGGCTGATTTAATTAATGGCATTTTGTTACTCCTTTAACAGTTCCAATTTTTTAATGATGCCTTGGCTCTTTCGGCAGGACCTTTGGCTTTCTTTACTACTCCTTCCATTCTGGCGCAAAAAGAGGCTTTTCTGCCTTTGTCTGCATCAGTTTTAGGATTTGGTGCTGGCGCTTTCAAATTACTACCATTTTTGGCATTGTATTCAGCACGACCTTTAGCAGTCATACCAGCGCCTTTATCGGTAGGGTTGTAAGTTTTCCCTTTACCTGTTGTCTTATGAGGAATTGCTTTAGCCATTATTTCCCCTTGGCTGTCTTAGCTGACTGTTTAAATGCTGCCGCAGTTGGTGCGCCTTTAGTTCCAGGCTTACGCATCCTCTCTACGGGTTTACCCTCGGATTTTTCTTTTTCTATCCTTTTTTGCTTTGCATGGATATTGGCATATAGTCCAGGTTTAGTTGCCATGGGTTTTTCCTTTACTGGTAGGTTTTTAGGTTGATAAACTATCTTACGCCTTACATCAGGCGGCAATGGCTCAAAAAAGGCTACGAACCACTCAATTGCTTTGGCTAATGCGTTCTTCTTTTTCATTTTCTTCTTCCGTAAAGCAAATATCTTGCCAACTCATGACTAGGTATTTGACTCCATCTTCAAAATAAGGAAAGTATTTAAGATATTCCTCGCCTCTGTCGCCATTCATAGTGCCAAAGCGTACTCTTTTGCCAACTTCGATGGGCATATCTTCCCTGCGCCCATTGGGTAATTTCTTGCCAGGACCTACTGCCACGACAGTTCCCATGTTCTCTACTTCTTTATTATCAACAATAAGAATCTTAGATAAAACACGCACATCAGGTTTTACAACAATTTTGTCTAGTAATGGCTTTAACTTCATATAAATAAACCTTGTTGCTCTACTTGCATAAAATTCCATCTAGCTGGTGCATTGTGAGCTTCAATTCTACTTCTCATTATTTGGGCTCTAGCTTCTTTGGTTGGAGCAGGATAATTTCCATTTTTCCAATGTTTATCAATTCCTACATTTCTACCAATATTAGTGCTATCAGTAGAAGCAAATGGTAATTTAGTAAAAATTGCAGGGTCTAGCATCCTTAATCCATGAAGTTTGCATATAGGTCTGCCCATATCATCACAAATTACCCTCATTGCTTTACCCATTTGTGACCACCAAGCGTTGCTTCCAACTACAGAATATTCGCCAGAGCTACCAATGCAAACTCGTACATAACAATTGGCTAGTTGTTCTAACCTTTCTAAAGATTCGTGCATATGCCATACTGGCGCACCGAACCATTTAGGTAAAGGGCAATCCTCTAACAAAGCATCGTTATCGGCTTCTTTTCCTTCAATTACATCAGGAATACAAGCAAAATCACAAGATGGCACTTTTTTAAGTTCTAGCGCCCAATCATAAAATCCTGTCCAATCTTTAATAGGTTTACCGCTTTTCCATGCTGAAAATGCGCCATTATCTAACGCAAAAGATTGAGCTATCTCAATAGCTGTACCAACTTGGTCAGAATGGGCATAAGATACAAAAGCATGACCAGCTTGAACAGCGTAATTAGCCACCGTAGCTGGAGTTATAGGAAGTCCATGATAATGAATCATTTAGTTTGCTTTATTGGAATGGTTTTTTTGTTTTCAATAGCGTAAGTGCATTTGTCGCCAGTTGCTTTTCTTTCAACAGTAACTTCACATAAACCTTTTAATTTTGCTTTTTTTGCAATAAATAAACATATATTTTCTAATGTTGGCCTACCCAAATCTTTAACTTCATCTAAAAAAGTATGGTCAAGATGTGATTTAACAAAATCGGTCATTAATCCAATGGCATTAAAGTCATTAACCATTCCTTCACTACACCCTTCTTCTTCAAGCTCGCCTTCAATAGAAATGGTGGCATGATATGTATGTCCATGAATGGCATTAGATTTCATTGCATCATAAATACCAGCCTTACGCCATTTAAGGGTATGAGCAGCCTCAAAAATAAATGATTGGGTCAATTTCATGATTTTTTAGGTCTGCCAATTGGATTTTTCATTGATTTAGATACGCTAACCGTCAAGCCGCTAGTAATCGATTCAATAACTAGGTTTTTAGAGTGCATGAACTCTCCGCACCAATCGTTAGGGCTTTTGTTCCTGAGTTCAGGATACCTTCTGCAAGGCCTATGGGCTCTTGACCAGAAAAAAATCGACAAAAACTACAATATTCTTTATCGTTTGCAATAGCCATGTAGTTCTCCGATTACTATGTGGTTAGAAAGCCTTAGAGTTCCTTCACCTCTAGGGCTTTCGCTTTTATTACTTCTGGTTTTTGTCTTCGTCAGAATATGCTTTACGGTCATGGCTATAGCAAATGCCAGCAGTACGACCAGTATTGAACAGCTTGTCAGAGCCAATAGCATCTTCCTTGCCCATTGCTACGCCACCTTTAAGCATTTCATGGCGTTCACCTTTGGTGTCAGCAGCATCAGCGCCTTTGGGCATAACACCACCAGAACGCAGGGGAATA